ATAACCGGGCCGCCACTGTTGAGCGTGTCCAGCGCAAGCTTGGAAACGTTGCGGGCAATGCGCTTGGCCCGCTCGAGATCAACAATGCGCCCGGGGATCCCAGACGGGACTAGGTTGTCCCCAAAGTAGCGAGTCGAGAAGTCGAACGCTGATGCTCTGGCGGCGACCCTGACGCTCGCGATTGCGCCGTAGAGTTGACGCTCAAGCTCAGCGATTAGCGCCAGGTCTGGCTTTCCCCTGACCGTTTTTCTTCGCAGCATCAGAAGCAGCATCAGAGCCGCCGCTTCCGTTTTCAGGATTCGTTCGCGCGAGTCCTGAGCCTGTTGGTTTTGCGGAAGCGCCATTCAAGCTCGCGTGTGCGCCAGCGATAGACTTTGCGAGGACGCCAGCTTCGGCTTCTGCATTGGCCGCATCGCGCTCAGCCTTCTCGGCCTCTAGCGTCTTGAGGTAGACATCGACGTTGGCGATCCCGAAGATGCGTTTGACGGCCTCGACCTGCGTGCGTCGGGTGATTGCCCCAGCGTCGTAGGCTTCCCTTGCCGTCGTAACGATCTTGGCCTCGTCCTCTGCGTCGGGCTTGAAATAGTCGGGCCACTTCAGGTCGAGCAGTGGAGGCGTCCAGCCGTTAGAGCCCTGGAACTGCGCCAAGACCGGGAGCGCTTTCTTGAGCCGCGGCGTTCTCAGCTGCGTTCCGAGCTTCAGCGCAATCCGGAGGAGCATGTCGACGGTCGCCAGAATGACGTCTTCGCCGAACACCTCGCGGTCGCGTGATACTCGGTTCAGTTCGCGCGCCCTCAGGATCTCGAGAGCCTTACCGGAGACCGTTGCCGCGTACTTGATCGATTCGGGGTCAAGCGGGACGTAAGCGAGGGTCTCGCAAATCTTGGAGCGCAGGTCTTTGATATGCGCGTCGATGGCCTGCAGCGCCTCACCTGGCGTGTTGATGGCGCTGACCTTGGTGTCGGCGCTCTCGTACTGCCAAGCGTGGTTCGGGCCCTTTTTTCGCGCACCAGTGCGGCGCCGTGGGCCTTGCGTGCGGTACTGACCGCGGACGGGATTGCTGGGCCCTGGAGTGCCACCGGTCTGCGTGACCTGAACCGCCATCGAGTCCGACGCCTCACCCGTTGGGTTATACCCGGGCTCAACCCCGATCTCGATGATTTGCGGGAGCGACGTCAGTGCGCCGTGGTGGCGCTGGGAAAGCGCAAGGTCGATTGCCTCGAGCTGGTCGAGCAGCGTGCGGTGGACAGGGTAACCGTCCTCGCTAGCGATGTTCTGCATCGGTGCGTGGTGCCGGTACCAGACCACGGGCACGAACCCGAGGCCATGCACTGTTGTTGACTGCACAGCCCACTTCGGCTCGATTCCGTCAATCCGAGCTTCTGCCGGTGCAAACGTCATGTCTTGCGTTGCGTCAATCACTCGGCGGTAGAGCTTGCAGGTCGCGGTCCATTTACCGTTGATGAGCGCCGTCTCGATGTAGGGGTATTTGATCTCAACCGAAACGAGGTCGCGGTTTTCGTCGCGCGTTGGCGTGGCCCATTTGGCAGGCAACGTCTCAGCGAATAGCCGCCCCTTGCGCGAGCCAAGCAGAGCGGGGGACGTGCCGCAGCCCTGAGCGGCGCCGTACATCTCGCGCCAGAGCATCCCGAGTCTGGCCTCTTTGACGAGCGAGCAGATCAGCTTGTCGACGGTCTTGGATTCTTCCTCACCAAGGCCGTCTTCTGCGTCGTCTTCGCCCTCGTCTTCGTCGGGCCCGCTTGTGATCGCGGGCATCCGACCAGAGCCGAGCATCAGATCGATTTTCGACTCAATCGAGGACTCGACAACGTGATAGACGATCGCTGGCTTGCGGTCGTAGATGGGCAGGTCAGACGTCCACGGTGGACGCTGATCGAACCTTGTGCCATCAACCTCGGCCTCGAACAGAGCGAGCGTTCTAGAGCGTGGTGACGTGTTCGCTGCAAGAATCTCGTTCGCCTTCTCGAGGCCTTGGATTTCTTGCGTGCTCATCTGCCAGGGGCTTCGTTGCGGTAGTTGCCGCGGAAAGAGACTGGGCCGAATTCGCCCATGGCACCGTAGCGCAGCGAGTCCATCGCGTGGTTGTTCTTGTCCACGATGTCCTCGAGGTATCCCTCAGGGTTTCGCGGATCGCGCTTGCGCTTGTAGTTCGTGAACTCCCAGATGGTGTTTGCGCACTGGGGGGCCACGTAGAGGCGCGACCACTGGTCTCCGTCCTCGACGTCACGCCTCACCAGCAGATCGGCAACTCGAGCGACGCCGGCTTCGATGGAATTGTCGACGTCCTTGCAGCGGATGCCGGCGCGTCGATAGTCAACGATTCTGTCGGGGCGGCTCGGGTCGAAGTAGCCATCGAGCCCCTGATACCGCTCACGAGCTAGCGCGTCCCATTCGTGGTTGGGTTTGTTGCTCGCGTAGGTCTCATCTAGGACCCACAGAATCGAGTCATTGCCGCGGCCCTGGATGCCACAGAACAGGATGACGCCGGGGTCTTGTGTGCCATGGTCGCCGCAGACGAAGAAGCGAGTGAAGAGGCGCGTATCGGGCGGCGTCCGAACGTGGAAATCTTCCGCGAACGACGCGTAAACCAGGCCCTCGGCAGAGTCAAAGTCAGCCTCATACTCACGGGCGAAAACAGCCGGCGGGTACTTGCGTTTTGCCTCGGCCAACAGTCTCGGGCTGAACACCTCTGGGCAGTCGGCGGACTTCGAACGAAACGAGAAGCAGGTGGACAGCTCAGGATCGTCTGATTGCCCATCGCGGAACCCGTCGAACAGCATGCCGTAGCGGCCGCGTTTCGGGGTACCGGCTAAGATCTCAATCGCGAGTGACCAAGGCTCCGAGAACCATGGCTTGGCGATGCTAATCCTGACAGACGGGTCAATGTCGTCGCCCTCGTCATAGATCGTGACGTCGCCGCGAAAGCCTCGACCGCGCTCTGATGTGGCCAGAGCGGCGGGAACCGGGATGAAGAACGAGCCGTCAGGAAACTTGATAGACCAATCGGTGTGGTCAATCTTGCCGCCAAGGAACGCCCATTTGCCAGAGTTCTCGGCCTCGAATAGCGCGCCGTGAACCTGCTTGAACTGCTTCAGCGTGGGCATCAGCATGTAGATGCGGATGCCGGTGATTTCACCGTCTAGAGTCTTGCGCTTCTTCCCGTAGTACTTGGCAATCAGAAGCCAGATGACGAGACGAACGAAGAAGCTTTTCCCCAACCCTCGCCCCCAAACCAGTGTGATGGTTTTTGGTTTGCCATCGAAGATGAGGCGGAAGGCTGCCTTCTGGTGCTTGAGGATTCGGACTGGGACGTTATGCGGATCCATCTGCTGACGGTTCCGGCTCGTCTCCGTCTATCTGAAACGAGATCGTAACGGGCCCGATCTTCGACTTGTTCTGGTTCGAATCGAGCTTGTGTTTCGCGTGCTGTTGAACCGCACGGTAGAGATCAGAGAAGGCCCGCACGTAGTCGGGGGACTTGTCGTGAATGGTGATTCCACCCTCGCCCATGGGCAGCTCTCGGGGCTTGCGCTTGGCACGGGAGGCGGTCAACTCGAGCAGCTCAGAGGCCATCGACTCGGCTCGCGCTAAGACGTGCGTCAGTAGCGAAGCCCGGGCCTGAACGAATTCCTCGTTCCCCTCAAGCTCTTTCGCCAGGTCGGTTCCCGTGGTCTTGGGAATCCCAACCTTGCGCGCCGATGCGCTAGCGTTTCCGGTTCGCAGGAACTCTTCCGCGAACTTCAGCCGGACATCATCCGGGACTCGGCTACCGTGTGCCATCGTGTCATCCCTAACGCCCGATTTTCGCCCGGCGACGGCGAGGATGACGCGTCGACTTTTCAGCCTTCGCGTGTAGTTGGTAGAATCTAGGACGACTTCGTTCGCTTGCCGCTCTCAACGGGGAGTATCAATCGTCCTGGGAAAGAACAACTCGCTAGCCTAGGCGGTGGTGGCCTGCGAGTTGGGGAGTAGATGGGCCCGGTCTTGCCTGAGCCCTTGCCGTGTCCCTGGGGACCGACGTGGCGCTGCTCTTCTGCCCGGGCAGGTATCGCGCGCTTGTCCATTAGGCGACTTCGGCACTCGTGTTCACCTTGTCTTCACTCCTTTTCGCTTCTCTTGACCATCGGCCGCGGC